CAGCAATTTGAAAGCTATGCAATTCTGGAGAATCTGTTTCTACTCGTACAAATGCTGGGTCATTTACACAATTCAATTGCAACAAATATGGTGGCGCTGATGGTATTGTACCAGTTGCAGTGCTATCAAATTGTGCTGGCTTGCTATACCACTGCGATTGATAATTAATCTCGGTAGCATTGTCTTTTAGTAAACCGTAATTTACCCCTTGAGTAAAGTAGTCGGTTGCTGTAAAGTGTGGTTGTTGTATGGCATTATTAAACTTGATTGTTAGCCCATTGAGTAATGATTGAGCATCAGCATGTGTTGGTTTAGATGTGACATTACCTTCTACCCATTTTGTACCATCCCAGCCGTAGTCTTGCCAATACAAAGCATTGTTTGTAACACTTTGCACATTACTTCCTGACAAAATCATACCGTCGCCAAGAGAGCAAATAATATGAGACAAGTCTGGATATGTCGAAACAGTATTACTATTAATATCTCTCAGTCCGTTTCTATGAGTTATTAGTTTATCTTTGTAGAATGCTACCTTTAAAATCCAATCACCTTCTTCTACTCCTAGACCTGGAGTAAGATTTAAGCCATCATAACTACCTGAATAAAAAGTATTAGTTATGTCACCAAAGTTTAGCTTAAAAATCCAGGTTGCCCAAAAACTACCAGTATCCGAAACATCAAGCATTCCTGCATGTGTTTTTATTTGTCCACTCTCCCAACCATCCACAGTGGAATTATCAGATAGTTGATACCAAACAATTCGCCTACTTCCGCTGTTAACCTCAGCAACAATAGCCATGCGATCATTTGAGTGTTCAGGGTCACACTTAATGAATTTTACATTACTCCATTTGTTATCGGTAATTCCGGTGTAGGTAAAAGTAATCGGTGTAGTCCAATTATTACTACGATACATACCACCAGCAATTATGGCAGTAGCAATGTTATTACGTCCAACATCTACACCATAGCAAGCACCATTTAATTGATGCACTATAGTATTAGCTGTAACATTGATTATCCATAGTCCTGTAGCCCTACAAGCCACATAGATTAGATGGTTGATAGAATCTACCGCAACTTGTCTTATTTGTGTTGCAGCTAAAGCAGGAGTGGTTGTAGAGTCAAAATTTGTGTAATCTCCATTGAACAAATCAAGTAGAGTTAGTCCAGTGTCATCGTATTGAACAATTTGCGTAGGTGAGTAAGGTTGTATATCGAAGTCAACATCTCGCCAGCCATGAAACCCAGAAGCCGCAGCAAAGTTAAGATTTTTAAAAGGATTTCCTATAGGTCTGGTTTCAAAAGAACCATCGTTAAAACCTACATGTTTTTTGATAGATAGTTTATATTTAGCAGTACCAACTGCACCGCTATCTGTAATTGTAATTTTATAGAGTTCTGGGATTTTGTTTGTCCAAGTTCCATCTAAGATTACTGTGCCGCCACTAGCACCAATATGAGAGGCATCAAAGAATGGGGTGGTTGCATTTTTATCATGCCAAAACCCAGTTTGGAATGGTTCTTTATCATAATTAAAAGTACTACAGGTAAATGCATTATTGCTATTGCCTTTACCTTGAATCATTGATTTAAAAATTGTACCTACAGCAAAATCTTTATTTTGTTGTAAAATGTACTTGAATTTAAAATGGTCGGGGACAACATAACCATTTGTCCAATTAACAGTATTATCATTGTTATTGTAAGCGTATGCAAGACCTACTCCTGAATATAGTAGCTTTTGATATGGCATTGTTGGTTTGTTAAACGGACTAGCTGTTAAATTAGATAAGGCAAAACTATCTTTACCAATTGTAGCTTTACCAAATATTAATCGTGCTTCATCTGAAAAGTTTTGTCCACCAGCATTAGCAAACTGAATTCTATAAAATATATCAAGATACTGATATGCACCTTGTACGCAAGGAGTATCTAATTTAAGATATGCTTTGACATCAGAGATTGACGCGCCAACGTTTCTACCTAACCCTACCGAGTTAAATGTACGGTCACTTCCCGTATAATCAATTCTATTTTGTACTTGTAGGAATGGTGGGTCTATGCCGTCATTGAATGTTGGTGATTCTACATTCTGTGGTACGTATCCAGCACCAATTACGCCACTCAATTTATAATTATTTAGTGATGGAATGTCAGTAGATGTACTAATACAAATCTTGCAACTATAAAACTGATTGTATGGGATTATATCATATCCCAACAAATCGATAAGTGTCTGATTGGGTATTAAGTTGTTTTGCTTAATTGTTTGCTGAACAACACCTGTAGCAGCGTCTACAACGTGTATTTCAACACTACCTGACAATCTCATTGTTCTGTACCTTGTTACTGGCTGTAGCGTTCCTAGCCAATAACAATGCCACCTAAATTATATTTCTTATAGCTTGATTTTGCAGCAGTAAAAGATATACCTGATGAGTAACTATCTGTTGCACTATACCTTGTGACACCTAGTGGTATTTTGTTGTAAAGCTGTTTTGTAGAAATAAAAGATATACCTGATGAGTAAACGTCTTGTGTACTATATCTAATGACACCCAATGGTATTTTATTGTAAGTTGTTTTACTTATAGTAAAAGACAACCCATTGTAAGTGTCATCTGCAAATACTAGCTGTCTAGTATCGTCAGGTTGATATGAGAAGTAGATTGGTTTACTAATTGCTTGTTCTGTTACACCATGAAAACTGAAATATGATACTACGCGGTAATGCTCATTAACATGAAGTGACTGAAAACGTTCGTCTTTAGGTAAAAAGGTATCAATATCAGTATAGCTTCCTGTTGTATTTTTCTGCCATATTGTTTTTAGTAAATAGTCTGTATCACAAGGTAAGTCCCATGTTACAGTAATGTCTTGTCCATAATTGCAATATGCTTTGTATGTATACTGTGGTGCAGGAATGGCTGCTTTTATTTTGCGACATTCTTTCCCAAAGTTGCCACTACCCGCAAAACTATTGCCGTAGTTTGTACTAGTTGGGGTATTGTAAATAATTAAGTCTTCAAACAAATCCGGTTGCCCTTCTGGATATCCTCTGATAATAATTGGTAGAGGACTATTGGTAGTACAACCATCAGTAAAACAAGTATTCTCAATATATAGCGTTGGATGAGGGTCTGTTGGTGGGTCTAATAGTATTGAGCGATCGCCTGCTATTTGCGCCCATGTAATTACTTTCCCATCAGTTTTTATCTGGTCTAATTTGTAAGGTACTGGACAAATAATAGTAAGTGACTTACCAACATCAAAGTAAGTAGCTCGATTGTTTGCACCAACTGTTACTGTCCAGTACGCATTAGGAGCATGACAACTATAGTATTGATATTTTATAATGTTGCCTTCTTGTAAAATATTAGAAGGTCTTAGTAATAAAGATTTTTGATATCTTGAATATTTAGACTTATAATTGTAAGCTTGTTCTGGGGAAAATATTCTAGGTTCTCCGGCTGGTCTGCCTGTACTTGAATTAGGGTCATACTCTCCTTTCTTAGCACAAGCTTCAGTATTTTTCTCTCCTTTTACTTTAGGAGAATTGCGAATATTTTCTCGATTACTTGTGAATGGACGTAGCCTACCAGAGTTACCATTCCATCTTGCTGACATCAGTAATTGCCACCTCTTACTCTTACAATAAGTCCAGTGGCAATAGCAGTTCCCAACGCGCAGTAAACAGCCATCCCACTAGATAGGTGTAATCCCTTATTGCCTAATGGCAATATATCTGGTAGGGAAAAAGTTAATCTAGAGATTGACGTTGCATCATTAGAACCAGATTGCCCAGGTATTGATAATTCATCTTGTAGTATAGGTGTAGTTTCTGGTGATTCTAAAGTGTAAATTCTGACTGTTGTTGCAACATTGTCACCTAACGGTTGGACATCAATGGAATGGATGATTGCACCAAAGTCTCCGGCTGTGCCAAGTTTGACAGGTGATTGCGTTGTAATAATTCTAGGGACTACCTGATTTATTAAAGTAGCTCGCCATTGAATAATAGTATTAGGATAAATTGGTTGAGTATTTGCAGGCATAATATTTTAATAGCCAAAACTACCAGCTAATTGTATTACCTCTTGACGACGGCTAGCAACACTTGTATCAGCAATACCGGGAACAGCTTTCATAAAGGCACCAGCAGCCCTTTCATGCCTATACCGTAGTGTTCCCTCATCTCGATAGTTAGGAACCCATAGAAGGTGTGCTAACTCATCACATTGACTATTATAGTATTCGTTCCAGATACGAACATCTTTTGCCGTATCTCGTAGAATAGAACGGTTGATATCACCTAAGTAGATTTCCTTAGTGGTATACCGTCCACCAGTTTCAATAAGCTGAGATGCATTAAAAGCAGCATCACAGATATTTAACTGCTCCACAATTCGATTATAAATGTAATCGTTTGTGATAGTATTAAATGCTTCTTCTAATTGGGCTAAATCACCAAAGTCTATGCCATGTCCAGTGCCATAGCCTAAATGGAATTTAGCCCGTGCTTGGTCTAAACTAGATAATTTCATAGGAGTAATAATGGAAGCTTTGCATAATTATTTTATTTACATCTGTTTTTTAATAGCAATCTGTATCGTAGTTGGTTTTATCATTGGCGTTGCAGGTATTGTGAGTGAAGCTGAAAAGGAAAAAAAGGCACTTGGCAAAAAGTTTATGAAATCTTTTAAGATAAATGATCGTTTAAGAGATTTAAAGCGTTACGAGAATTGATTTGCCGTAATCCAGTGTTAATTCTGTCTCGCATATCAGCTTCTCTAGTCAATCCATTATTAATGAATTGTGTTGGTTTGTTTGCCATCTGCTGAAATGTTTCGGGGATAACTTGACCTAAGTTATCTCCTTGCATTGCTCTTTTAAATGCTGTACCAACATCTTGACCATATCCAAGCGCTACCGTAGCGCCCCTTAATGGAATTGGTGCAAACGTGGTTGCTTGTGCTACTCCATTACCAATACCCCAGCCAATAGTATCGTTATAAACGTCATTACCTAAGTTATAAATATTATTGTTAATAACATGGTCTACTACATTGTCGTGAATAGATTTAGCCTTATCAAAGAGATTTGATGCTTGCCATTCGGGAGACGTAACGCTACCATGTATTCCTTGAACTAAAGCCGCAGTATCATCAATGCTTCTTCTTGCTAGATAAGCACCAGCCCAATCGCCAGCTAATTGAGTTGGTAAGTCAGTTCCAAAACTAGAGCCAGCCATACCACCGATATTTACTACCAAGTCTTTAATAGGGTCTTTGTACTCATTAATAGCACTGCTAACTAATCCTTGCCTTGTATACCCAGCCATATTAGCAATACGGTTAGCAGCTGCATCTCTTTGCCAGCCGCGCTGCCATGCGCCTGCGGGGTCTTTTGCAAAGTCTGTTGCATAATTCTTAAGACCTTGCAGTAGTTCTTGATTACTCGGCAACTCTTGATTTTGGAGAGTTCTAGATAAAATATTATCAGTATTTGATAATGCTCTAGATGCGCCAAGACCAAACTCTTCTAAGGCTGCAATGTTCATCTTCCACTACCTCTACTATCATTATTCAAACGAAATCACCTCCTTTATCTCCTCCCAATTCAATCCTTTACAATCTTCAGAATTCAGAGATATAATATCTTCAAAATCTTTATAGCCATCAGCCGGACGGTTTTTTATAAGGTGTCTTGCAGCAGTTCTACCAATACCTGGTAAGGCAACTCTGATTGATGAAAATGTTCCTAGATTGATATTGAAGGCATCCATTGGTGACGCAGCATTAGTTATATCAGGAATCAAATTAATGACTGCGCCATCCTCTAGAACTTCTAAGTCTTTGCCGACAACGACTGAAACTTTGACACGTTTTTTGCCATCATGTTCTGTTGGCTCATCGTACCAAACGTTCCAGTGCGAGCTGAATTGTTGTCCTGGGATTGGTTCAACCTCAACCCCTTTGTAAATATATTTAGGCATTAAATGCGATCGCTTGATGAATACCCAACTTGCTTCTCTGATGGAAAATATCGGAATAGTGAGAACTGAACTCGTACCAATATTTTCACTCTAGCTGTTGCTATTCCACTTGCAACAGCAGAGGAAGCTGCTGCACCACCAGCACCACCATCGGTTGCAAATAATTTGAAAGTAACTGGGGTAGTATTGCCAAACGGAACTGATGGCATATTTTGAATACTTGATTCCCCACCATAAGGCATTGCATTAATTACCCCTGCAACAGCAGCAGAAGATTCGCAATAAGTACTAGTGACACTAGCATTAAGGGCAGTTGCCAACTTTAATTTGCCAGTAGCTGCACCAAGAACAACTGGCTTTAATACTCTAAAACCAAGTTGTCTAATAATGGCTCCAGGAGGCAAGACAAGTCCAATCAAATCTGGCTGAACTTTTACTTGACTCGGAATGATTACATCTAAGCTAGCTGCCGAACCATTGATAGGAGCAAGGCAATAGCCAGCCCAATCATAATGCTGCATATCATTAGAGTCTACCCCTTCTCTTTTGTAGGCGGAATCAAACTCACCACGGAATTGATTTACACTAATTAACGGCATCTTCTTCTTCCAAATATAGTTTACCCTTTAAAGCAATAGCAGCATTGCACATTGCTACACATTGCCTTAATAACAAGATTGCAGTTTGCCTATCTTCACAATCAGGTACATGTTCCGAAATTACCTTGGCAAAAGATTTGGCAGTTTTACGAACTATTTCGTGTCCAATCCTTTGCCTTTGGTCAGGCGGATGATAATTAAAAATGTGCTCTAAATCGTGTTTCATCGTTAGTTTGAGTAAGACCGTGCAACTGTTACAAAACGCTCATCTAACAATTCCCAACTACCATACATTCGCCAAATTGCAATTACAAAACGTTGGAAGTCGTCATTATTATTTAGCAAGACTTCAGGACCAGGACCACCAACACCAATACCTAAAGCTTCGGGACCAAAGAAAATACCAATACTGCCATTACGAGTTTGCATCCCGTTGATTGCAGGGTTAGCACCATTTGTATAATTAAGTTGTACTTGAGCTTTAGGTAAGTTATTGCTTACAAAGAAGCGGACACCATCAAATACAAAGCCAGTTGGCATAATTTGTTGACCTAAAATATCAACAGCTTGCCCTGTCATAATGCCAGAATGCCAAGCAGAACTAAATGGGATTTGTGGAGGTTGCATTCCAGCAGCAGGTGGAGTCATACCACTTACTGGCACACTACCTGGATATCTGCTAATCTCTAAGAACTTAGGGTCACTCCTTAAATCTTTCATGAAATAAGGGTCGCAAACACAGCAGTAATTACCATCCTCAAAAGTTGGTGCATTACGTGCGGTCAAGTCAGCTACAATTTGTTCTAAGTCATCAATCACATTAATCTTTGGAGGCTTACCACCAAAGTTATTGTCAAGAGATGTTAGATTAATTGTTGCGCCATCTGCCACACCACGAGGGTTGTAAGTAAAAGTAGATTTGAGTAATTCATTGCAATACAATCTATCTTCCCAGCGTCGGAAGTCTTGCAATAAATTATTGCTACCAATCGAGTCATGGAATGCTCTTTGCCCGTATTCCCATAGGTGTCTTTGAGCCGTTAGAATTGTTCTTAGGGGAATCTGAAAAGTGCTTGGTTGATTGGGGTCATTCTCATCACTTGGACCAGTATACTCTTTGAGAGTAAGAATGATTTTATCTTTCTCAATCTTACGACTAGAAGCCATACCAATCGTTTGGGTATCACTACGCTCCCTCGATTCTTTGGTATAGCCATTGTCGCCAGTTCCCCAATATTTGTATCGCTACTTCTTACACATAGGCTCTTTATCCTATGCTTCTCCATCTTTACAATCGTTGGAGTGTGGGGCTATATCATCACGGTTAGACCGTGCTCCGCGCTCGTGGGTTCTTATCGTCCACTAACAACTATCAAAGCATCAATAATACGTTGTCTTAGTTCAGTTTTACTGCCATGTCTACAGGATGAAACTCCCACAGATTTGGCTAGCTCTGACCACTGATCCCAGTTTAAACCTGAGACTTTAGGCAATGTATCTAATGCTGGTAATTGTTTGTTAGGACTCGATACAGTTAAAGCATTTTTAGTATTGCTCTTGTACTGCATATCGACTTTATAGGACATTGATTGATGTATGTAGGGTCTAATGGCTAGTACAATCTTTGCCATCTCTGTAGCAGGGTAGCGTATTCTACCTACTCCAGATTTTTCATAATCTTCAAAGCGCCCAACAGCGCCACAGATTGATGTAACCCAATTGCTTATAATGTTGCATTCGTCTTCTGACACATACATGTGCAGGCGACCTACGCGACATTTTGGTTCTAGCCCTCCGTCATCTGCCCAAAGAACAGCAAGGTGTTCAGCCTTTAGTCCTTTCAGCAATTCTTCACTAAATCGCTTTTTCCCATTGGGATAAGCCATCTTGTGCATGGGAAGAAGTTGTTTTGATGTCATAGAGTACTGGCAAGTTTGATAAGTTTTGTTAGTACGGATATCGTACTGTTCCCCCTCACCTACAACGCACTTGCGGTTAAACAAAGCATTCAGCTTATCAGCCTTAGCTTGTAACCAACCTTTTTGTGCTTTGCAGTGTGTGAAAGATATCATTACCGTGTTTATACCTTGCCTTGTAATATGAGTCAAACAACCGTCACCAAGAATGCAACTTTTAACAAACAACAAACAATCATCGTCCATGTCGATAAACCTAGGCTCTGAACCTTCCATTTATTACTAAATGGCTTGGCTGCTGATTGACCTTTCTATTATACCCCAAAAGTTATTTAGTGTATATAGGGAGCGGCGTTCCAGCAATTCACGGAGTTTATACTCGACCGATAATGTTAATCGAGTTGGATAGTATCCGTTACCCACTACAATTAGATTGTAGATTTGGGTAGCGACTAGCTTTATCATCGCTAGTTACAGACTATATCTTCTACTAATTACTTAGCAGCTCGGCGCTGATGGATATTACCGTCCGGTCTGGACTCGATCCTAGTCGTTGAACGTTTACCCCATCCCTGGGGTACTTCGCTGCTGATTGCCCATGAAGCTAAAACTTTTCTAGCATTTACGTTTATTGTTACCAATTCCGCTTTAGCGTTTTAGCCTTTCCTATTGCTAGGAGAAGGGTTTCCAGCAATTCACCGAGTTTTCACTAACCACTCACGCAGCTAGGCGGCAATACTATTTACCGGGACCCTTGAAAAATTCATACTTCACTCTTGGGCGAGTAACATATTTTAAAATATATTTACTATCAGGACGGTAGAGTTCTTGACCCAATAGTACAGGAAAATCGCTATCAATCCACACTTATATTAAGCTCCACTTAGGAATAATTAGTAGAGCAGGTCGTGGTCATGTGTTGTCTAATAATTCCTCTAGGATTACTTCTAGGGGAATTTTATTAATTTGAATCCATGTGTTGATTCATTAATGCGATCGCTTGCATCTTTTTAGCTATGGCTGGGTCTTGTTGTAACTGTGCTAAAGCCTGTGAATATTGCTGATTGTTATCACGCATTTGCACCACATCAGGATTTAGACCTTGATTAGGGTCAGCCCTATCAAAAACGCGATCGCTTAAATAACCACCAGCTAAACCACCAGCAATACCCGCACCAATTTTGGCATAAGGATTATTAGTAGCCATTCCTGCAAGCATGTACCCTGTGCCAGCACCTAATGCATTACCTGCGACATTACCAAGTATGCTAGGTCTTGAAGCTAATGGATTAATAGCAGCATTAGCACCGTACAAAGCCGCGCCACCTATAGCTGCACCAGAACCATAATATAAAGCATTGCCTCCAATATCAAGAAGTTGTTCAGCATTCATCAATAATCAAATCTCCTTTTGTGTTATACTTAGAGTAAGTTTTAAACTATAGTTTCTAAAAATACATTAGAGTTCATCCTTTAAGTCAAAAAGGGTGATTTTGTTTTCTAAATATATTTGTTGGGAAACCTAAGTTATAAGTAAGCAAATGGGTGATGACAAAAAGGGTCATCCATTAACAATAGGTTTACCACGCATCAAGCCAGCCTTTTCCATACGGTCTGCAACCATCCAGCGTTGGTCAGGGCGGACATCACCGAGGCGAACATTACCAGGAACACGAGCGCTAGGCATTGATGGAAAGTCAGGACGCACTAATGGTTGAGTTGCACTAGGGCGTTCTTTTGCTTGAACTGGGTAAACATGGGTAAACATGTCTACTGTGTACTTAGCTAAACGAGTAGGATCGCTGAGCAATTGCTCCATGTTGTTATAGCGATTAATGTGAGGCACTAATGCGCGAATAGTCCTATCTGCTGCTTGATAGGTAGCAATGTGTGGCACTAATGCTTTAATAGTCCTATCTGCAACTGTGGCTTGTCTTGCGTATACTGTAGCAGTTGCTTGGTATCGTTTGAGTTCATCTTCAAGTTTGCAATGAGACTCGTTAAGAACCTCAGCAGCTCGCCTACCGTAGCGCTGTTCTAATTCTTCAGTTGATGCAAAGTTTGTATTACTTCTTTGGAGACTTGCTGGGTTTTGGTTTGCCGCCAAATAGTTGTTGCCAGATTGAACCTGGTTGGTCTGCTGTGACTGCGAGGTCTGGGGGGATTGGAATGCCTGATGGTACGCTGTTGCCGAGTACGGATTCACCTGCTGGGACTGAGGATTGCCACTGTTGGCTTGATGGCGTAATTGTTGACCCGGCTGAGGGGATGCCAACGGCGTATTCAGGAAGTTCATTACCCCGCTGAATGCTTCCCGCCAAGGATTGCTGTTGTTGTCCGAATCCGAATTCCGAGACTGGGAACGGGAGGAGTCCTGCTGCTGAGAGGGGGCTGGGGTTGGTTGGTAAACCGGAAATGGGATTACCTGCGCTGGTGCCGCTTGGTAACTGGGCTGCATTGCCACCGACCCCATTGTTGGATATGCCATTGAGGTAGTTGGCATACTCGGCACCACCGACATGATAGGTTGGGATGTCGCCTGCTGCGACTGGGTCGAATCGCTCATTATAATTTAGCTCTTTATAAATAGTTTGAATTGATTTGCTAATTAAAGGAGTAATAGGCATGGACATTGCAAGTGGAGCACCTGGCTTCTGAGGGTCAGGTAAATTCAACATTTGCTGGTAGATACCTAACATTTGTTGCGTACTTTGACCAACAGATTGGATGTACCTAAATGGATACCCACCTGCTAGCATTCCTTCTAGTTCCTTATCAGTTTTGTTATCAAAGATTGTCTTAAGCGCTTCAAGCGATCGCACTCCTAATTCTTGAAAGTTACGTGCGCGGATACTCATCTTTAACTGGTCATCTGGTGAAGATTCAAAGACAGGACCAGTCCACCGCCACTTAATCTCTCTGTCACCTAGTGGCGGTAATCCAAATACATTAGGTGGTATCTTACCACTTTGCATTAATTGTTGAACGACATCATCAGTAATATCGTGTGGATTCTTCTTTAATGCAGCAGCTAACGATTCTTTAAACAAATCTTCTTCGGCTGCTAATGCCATCTCAAACAATTTACAAATGCCATGAGTGTAAAGTTGTTTGCACTTTTTACCAGCAGTTGCAGCAAGTCTACCATATACTGATTTCATCTCGTAGGCTGTTGCATTACTTGTAATACCACGTTCATCAAGTCCACCCAATGCAAAGTGGATTGCTTCACGCATATCACGCGCATGTTGAATATGTTCAGGAGAGATTGGTTGCGGAGAAATGTACCCAAACCGCTCCTCTGGTTGTACATTACCAACAATCCTTTTTACACGAACACCACCACTTACACCACGCGCATGATATAAGAATGGGTCAGACTTACGACTACTACCAGTTTGGCTACCATACCAACCACCAGCACTAGTTAGTGTACGGTTCTTATTAAGGTTTGGAGTATCCTGTTCAATTGCTTCAGTTAGCTCTGACGGCGATCGCGTAGTAACAAGAGATGGAGTACCAAAGAATTCTAAGTTGCTATCGATTGCAGCAGTACACTTATCATGAGATTCTATCTGGGTACGCAACCACTCAAAGTCTCCACAACCATGCATACCTGGTCCTTGACTAAAGTTTTTGACAACAACACACGGGATAAATTTAAGTGTGTTTTGCATTACTGTAGATTGGTAACTTGAATTAAAGTCACCATCAAAGGATGGCTTCTGGTCGCAGTCCCACTGTTGTATATCTTCTGATGTAATCCTCAGTTTAATCCATCTAAGATTGTTAGCACTATCAAAGGTAGTGCGTTGTTTGTAACTATAAATTATAACAGTTTCAATTAGTTCTCCATTACCATCATAGTAATCTTCAAACGAATCATTATCATAAAAGTATATTTTATAACTACCATTTTTGGTAGGTCTTAAGTATAGAAGGATTTGACCTTTTGTAAGCATCAAATCCCACATTCTATCGTAATATAAATCTAATTGATTATTTTTAGCTATCGTTTCAATAAACTTTTTACGAGTGTCATTGTTATCATCTTGCCCAGGATAGAACTCGACACCCTGACGAATACCAAATAGCTTCATTTGAGCAAGATGATTGGCGACAATTAAAGTACTACCACTAGTACTACGACCATCACGACTAACAATACTACTAATTATTTCATCTAAACTAGCCACTATCTTTTATCTCTTGAAATTGATTACAGCAGAATAGTGATGATGTTTGCAAGTAAGCTTTTTGACTACTTCTAGCAATAGCTAAAGACTTAGGTAAAGTAGTGTCACACGCATTTGTTGTAGCTAGATTACAGTTACCCCATAATCCAGTTTCCTTAAATGAATTCCAATGTTTACAATTACAACATAGCATATTATCTAACGATATTGGGTGAATTTAATTCAAGTGTTCTCATTCGTAAATCAAATGCATCAAGTTTACTGTTAAAGATTTTGAAGTTTAATGAAATTAAAAGTTGTTTTATTTTTTTTAATGGGCAGTATAGCGGTTTTT